ATGGTAAACCTGTTTGCTCTAAACTCAATAAAAAATAGTCTAAGAAATTATATAAACCAAGCCATTTGCAAAATGAGTAAAAGATTTTTATGGACTTGCAAATTTTGAAAGTCCTATTAACACTTTTGCGATAAACCGTAAAATAAACAATAACTTTTGCGATAAACCGTAAAAATAATACTTGCAAGTTAGAATAATATAATGTATCTTTGCATTAAGTCATCCCAGAAGTGGTCGTTCTCTTCTCAAGGATGTAGATATAAATAGTGAAGTTGGAGTTTTTGTTGTTTTAGTTTGGAGCTCAGGAAGGAAACCTGGGCTCCTTTTTTTTATACATAACCAACAAATGTTAATAACTTTGGAAAAATAATTTTGTATTTAGATTAATAAGAAATATCTTTGACTATATATTAATAGAAGTAGCAGTGAAGCTCTTCATAAAAACAACAAAAATGAGCAAGACAGTAAAGTTAACAAAACAAGAACTAGAACAAGTATTAGATGCAATCAATGTAAAGAGAGATTGCTTTCTTGATAGAATAGAATCAGAAGAAAATGAATCAAAACCTAAACTAATGTTCATTAAAGAATATAAGAAAGAAATAATGGTTATTGAAAAACTAATAACAAAACTAAAATGACACAAGCACTAAACAAACAACAATTTGCCAGAATAAATCACAAGAATGAATGTATGGCAAAGTTCGAAGCAGAAATGTTCAAGATGGGAATCACTGGAAGAAGAAAAAAGACCAAATCTATTAAGAAAGAAACGGAAGAACTGAACAAATTTTTAACAAAGTAATTATGAAAAAAGAATGTAGAAAGTGTGGTGAAATTAAACCAATTGAAGACTTCAGAAAGATCAAACTATGTCGTGATGGACGTGGACACTCCTGTAAGAAGTGTATCAACATATATCAAACGCTTAGGAGACAGACTATACCTGGAGAAAGAGATAGACTTAGAGCTCAAGCTGCCAAATACAGAGCAGAGAATCCAGAGAAGAGCAGGAAGTATATTACAAACTATATGCATAACTACAAGAAGGACCCAAAGGTCGCCAAGAGATTGAAGGATTATGCACACGAATATATGATGAAACACATAGATCGTGTAAGGGAACAATGCAGGGACAATTACTGGAAAAAAATCATACTTAAATCGTTCTAAAAACAACCACTATGAGCAAAACAAAAGAATATTACCACGAAGAAATATGTGCAAATTACGAGGACAGTATTGCACGTAAATTAGAAGAACTACACTTCCTTGAGGAATCATTTGAGAACTGGAAGAAAGCTCAACAGAAGGCTCAGAAAGAACGACAGTGGGCGCTTACAACAATGCACAAGATGTCTAGGAGAGAGTCAAATGAACTAGAAGAGTTCCTGGCTAACAGGAGGTCTAAAAAGAAATAGTTATTAACACATTAAGTTAATAACAATAATGGTTCTATTTATTTAAAAGATATGAAAACAATTCCAATGACATATGAAGAATGGTATAATAACCCCAATACTGAAACAAGTGAAAAGTTCTTCTATCAAAAAAAAGAATATCGTACTAAAGAACAACACTTAACAGGAAATATAATAGCTTATGGGTGTTATGTTGATAACTGTCTTGGAATAGAATATGAAAAGAAAGACATAAAGAAACAAACTAGGACGAAAGATCAACTAAAAGAAACGAGAAGACGACTTCTTATAAAACTAGAACGTGATCCGTTTAAAAAGAAGAAGTTTGAATTAAGAATTATAGTATCTCAAGCGCTTATTCAGTATAAAAAGAAAAACTTCATATTAAAAAAAAAGACAAAGAAGATAATAAGAGCAGAAGAATTACTAGGATGTTCTATAGAACAATTTAAACAATATATAGAACAACAATTCAAACCCTGGATGAATTGGAATAATTGGGGAAAGATTACAGGAAAAGAAAATGAAACTTGGCAATTAGATCACAGAAAGGCAATAGCAAATGTTAATACAGAAGAAGAATTACAAGAGGCAAATAGATGGTATAATTTCCAACCACTGTGCTCTCTAAGAAACGTTAGAAAAGGAAAACACACATTTATTAAAAACTAAAATATGACAATTAAACAAGAAGTATACAACAATTTGTCTCAAAAAGGAATATTCCTTACTGCTCACCAGTTGGATAAAACCTACGATCAAGTGACAAAAAGGTTAAATAATAAAGAATCAATATTCACTATATTGCGTGATTTAGAGAATGATTCTTTTTTAAAATCGTTTAATGATAGTAAGAAGGGAGCTTATAAACTTACAAATGAGCATCAAACCTGGAGCAAAAAATCATCCTCAATTGTGATTAAATGCGATCCTGAGACAGGAGATGAATTGCAAGAATATAAGAGCTTATATGCAGCCGCTGCAAGTTGTGGCAAGTATAAAGGAGCCAGCAATATTAAGAAGTCTTGTGAGCTAGGAGGAATTGGTTACGGATTCAAATGGAAATACAAAAACAAATAACTATGATGGACAAAATTCTCTATATAATTTCAATGACTCCAATTTGTATAATGGCATTGTTAATTGTATTTTTTTCAGGAACGATAATATATCTAAAAATAGAAGATAAAATCAAAAACAAATGAACTACACAATAGAACAAATTTATAAAGGAATTGAATACTATAACTCCTTAATTGACTACAACAGAGTGTGGTCATATATAAAATCTGATTTGGAATCAAATATGATTCTTAATACAGGTGATAAGATTAAGTTCTCAAAACTAGTCAGAGCAAATACTAGAGAGGATGGACTTGAAGTGATTTTATTTTTTAAGCGTGATATTGGTGATCCAATAAGAATTAGACAAACAATACCATTTATAGGTAAAGGTTCAATTGAAGAGTTCTATGGAAAAATAAAAAGTGAAACATATAATGCTCCAATAAATCTAGGATATAGAATGATACAAGAACTATTAAAATCAATAATGAAATGAACATAAAAAAAGTAGAATTTAAAGTAATACCTCACTCAGAACATCGTTATGAAACGGTTGGCGACTACTGGTTTGATGAATCAGGTACTCTTCAGGTTCGTGTAAGTGAGATGTCTGATAATCGTTATGAACTTTTAGTATTCCTTCACGAGATGATTGAGGTTATTCAAACCGAGCATCGTGGTATAACTGAGAAACAAATAATGGATTTTGATCTTGAGTTTGAACTAGAGAGAGTAGATGGTAAGTGGACACAAGATGATGAGCCAGGATGGGACCCAAGAGCTCCATATGGAATGGAACACGCTTATGCTGAATCTATGGAGAGAAATATGGCTATTCAACTTGGTGTTGACTGGAGAACTTATGATTTAGAAGTAAAAAACCTATAAGATGAAACTAGAAGTAATCGAATTAAATGACTCAGTTCAATTAATATTTGAATATATGGGTAAAATAACGACATTTTATACTACTGAGAAGGAAATATACAAACATCTTAGTAGAGATGTTAACCAGGTTTCATTCAGTTGTATTGAGATAATGAGAGTTGTTGGATTCAAATATAAAGAAGAAGATTTATGAAACCTTTTGCTAATTAACACGTATAACTAAGTATAAACACTAAAACAACGACAAATGAAAAACACCATCAATAACATTATAGGATTCTTAATACTTGTATTAATAGCGACAATGATGTCAAGCTGTCAGAAGCAATCAATAACACAACCAAGTGTTGTAACGTCAACAACTCAGACATCAAATTATCATCTAACCTGTTCTACATCTGGGGGAATGGTTAATGCACTTATATTGAATAAAGATACAATTGAATACTATATGAAGAAGACACCTATGGGATGGTTCTCTCCGTATATGACCTCAGGTGATACAACAATCTGTGTTAAGAAAGGAGATATAGTTAAGAGTGTATATGGAATACATACCAGCTCAAACTTCTTCATTACAACACGTTTAAACAACAATATTCTACAGACATATAGTTTGACATCACAAGGAGGTGAAATGTTCACAGTAACAGATACAATTAAATAAAAAAAGCCCTTAATTGGGCTTTTTATTTGATTTGATTTCCTTCCACCATTTATACAAACCATAGGATATACCTATGACAAGAGATAGAGTGCTCAGAGCCTTGTTTAAATCGCTCCAGGTGATACTTATTGCAGCTATATTAACTGCAATAACTTGTAAGATGTGTTTTGTTGTGTCGTGTGATAGTTCCATTGATTTGTTTGTTTGATTATTCATAACCCAAAAATTCTATTCTCTGTAGGACAGACATTCCCCAACCCGCTCCTGGTCCAGATGTGGCAGATGCAGAATTTGCGCCAGCTATTCCAGGCAAAAATATTCCACAATTGTATTTGGTCTTCTCTGGGTAAAACAAGTCAGCTCCATTTCCATTCGTTCCAAGTTGTGGATTTAACCAGTTAACAAATATGTCTGGATTTGCAGACAGAAACTGAGTACATCTCTGACAGTAAAAATTGGCTGTCTCTCTATAGTTTTCTGATAGCCAAGCTATTTGTTTGTCAGTTGCTGTGGTAGAAAACTCACTATGTGATTGTTCAACTCCCTTATTTCTAATTTGAAGATTTATTTTAAACACCAATTCAATCATACAAGCAGCTGCGAGCATTGGTTGAACAAATGTCTCAAGTACATATAGATCATTAGAATCAAAGTAATAAGATGCATTATTCTGCAAGGTTACACCAGATGCAATCCACTGTTTCCACTGCTCAAATATATTGTTACCAAGAACTGGCAATACATATTTGTCTTGTGTGTATTGAATGCTTGTTCTTAACAAACGAGCATCAACGTTCTGATCTATCTCAGTACAATTTTTAAGATAGGTCTCGTCAATAAAAAGAACCTTGGAAGGTCTGGGGGTTAGCGTGTTAAAGCTCATAGTTATTCAGTTTTATCGGTTTCTTTCTTCTTTGTAGGTGCTTGGTCAACATAATTTGGTAATCCAGGTGTTAATATAGCCATTTCTTCTGCAGATTGTTCTAATGGAGCATTTGATTTCTCTGCAGGAAGTTCTGCTCCAGCTGATGAAGCATTAATAGCCAGGTTCTTCTTATCACTTTCTGAAAGTGGTGGTAAGTTAAGTTTTGATCTGATCTCATCAATTGTACAAACAGAAAGAAGTGTATTAGAATCATATGAAGAACTAATTTTCTTAACTCCTTCGATATAAACTCTAAGATTAAAATCATTTATCTCAAGCACATCCTGAAGTACTTCTAAAATTTCATCTTGAGCTGGTTCGATTACAGAGTAGTTAAACTCTTCACTTGTAACTTCAAGTTCTTGTGTATTTCCTGCTCCACCAAGTTTTCCACTAGTTGCAATACCAACAAGAATAGGACTTGTCTTGTGAATTCTAAGAATCTTTCCTTCTGCGTATTCATCAAGCTTAGAATAAAGCTCAGACATATTATTTGCATTGATAGGAACGATTTCTGTAGCATTATCCTTGCTGTCGTTTACAGCCATCATAAATTTACCTGCATTCTTTGCTCCAGTAAACATTCCTTGGATTGTTCTGTAAGTTGTCTCCAACTCTTCTGTAGAAAGACCCTTTCCATTATTGATGTTAATAATCATAGATGGATTAAGTCCATTCTGAAGACTATTAAGCAAGTGAGATGTAAGAGTTACCGAAAGCTCAATTGCGTCTCTAGCGCCTTCGTAAGGTGGCAGTGAATAGAACCTAGAATTTGGTATTTTACGTCTTACCATAAGAAGACAATTTTCTTCAATTCTTTCTAATGGATCAAAACGCTCAATTCTCTGTGGTCTGAAGCCTGACTTACGAAAGCGTGACCAGTCCTCACTGTACCAAAAATCATTTACACGTCCATCTTCATCAGGCTTACCAACACGAATTGTAGTAGCATCTACGTGATATAGTCTGCTAATAGCAGTTCTAGTTTTGTTCCAGGTGATACCTACGAACCAATAGCCAAAAATTTGCTGGTCCTGAGCCCAACCTTTTAGTTGTTTTTTTATATTTGTCTTCTTAAGAAAATCTGTCATTTCTGCCAGTTGATCTTTGTCTTCAGAATCCTCGATTTTAACCCCTTTTCCAACGATCCTACGTATTTTGTCATCAACTATAGCTGTATGTATGCTTCCGTTGTTATAAAGCTTTGTAAGGTATTGTGGCCACAAATTATCGTGACCTGCCAGGATGTATTCTTTGAAGTTTGATTCTTTGAAGACTGGAGTATTATACGTACTGAAGTCAATAGACTGAATTACGCTATCTTTCTTAAAAGACACACGTTTCTCATCCATTATTTTCTTGAAATCATCTAATTGTTCGTCATTCATAATTTTTATTTATAAATATGGATTTATATCTTATTGATAGGTGTTGAATACTATATAAGAACTGTCTCCAGTCATTTGTATATATTGGAAATCTTGTGACGCAGGGAAGTATTGAACCTTACCTTGTTCTACCATTCCAGTTGTTCCGCTAATAGCAAAATTATACTGGTTAATTTGGTCATAAATGGTATAGTGCCAGAACATACCTGGATTCAAATTTATGGTACCAGCACTTAAATTAATGTGTGTAGCTCCAGTACAAATAATTGTAAATTGATCGTAACTATTACGAGCAGAAACCGATGAAATATTGTCAGCAACAAAAGAAAAAGAAGAATTGGTTGTTTGAGAACTAAAAACAAACAAATAATATGGCTGATAACCAGAATATGTAAACAAAGCAGAGTTTTCTTGAAGAGTCAAGATCACATTGTTGCTTTGATTTTGGTTTAGTTTTATTGTCATAGTTTTCTATTTAATAAAAAAGGGCTAGACTTTATAGTCCAACCCTCTTTTTTTCTCGTTTGTTAAGACGAAGGTGTGTACAGCGTTAAAATTAGATAGAAGTTATACCAGCAACTACTGAAGCAGCAACTTCGATACCCATAGTCTTCTCAATACAGTTAAACACAAGGTTATAACCATTTTGGTCAGCTCCATAAGCCTTACCAGTTGTAGCAGTAGAATCCATCAAGTCAACTCCGTTAGAAGTGCTCGGTGCAACTCCAGTTCCATCAGTTCCATAAAGGAAATACTGACCATTTCTGTCTTCGGTAATCAAAAGAAGTTTTGATTTTCCAAGAGTTACGATCTGGTTTCTTACGGCAGTAGAATACTGTGAAAGATATACGTTGATTGTACTTTCGTAAGAAGTAGTCCCATTCTGTGGATTAAAGTGCATAGCATCTTGTACTTCACCAGCTTCTTTAGTCAGGTCATACTGATAGAAGAATCCAGTAACAAGAGTAGCAGCTGTAATTACAGATGTAGCATTAGTTGTATACGTAAGGTTTTCACCAACTGTAGAGCCTGAATAAAAAGACGCAATATAAATACGTCTGAGACCAGGCATAAATGTCTTACAAGGTAGTGGTAAGCCTGAGGTAGGTCCGCAATTTGCCATATTATTTTTTTGTTTTAATTAGTTAATTTATTGCAAAAAAAGCCGCCACTTTTTTCTGCAGCAGCTTTCTTGTTTTCTTATTTAAAGTGTATTTTTAGTACACGATAACCTGTGAGTCAATTCTCTGGATACCACCAATTTTGAATTTGGTTGTAGCTCTCAATTGGTCAAAGTCATTAGAGAACCAAAGAGTTGTCTTTTCATAGTCATTCTCAAGGTCAACTACTGCAGCCAAGTTATTGTCGTTAGTACAAACTAATCCTTGGAATCCAGTTGTAGAACCAGTTACTGCCATTGCAGCAAGACCTGGAGTACCTCTAAGGTGAATGTTAGAACGACCTGGGATTTGGATATCCAAATCAGAAGTAGCTTCTGAACCTTGAACGAAGTAGTGGAAGTTGTTATTTGCAATCAACGCTCTCTTGTAAAGGTCCACATATTGTGGAGCACACCAGATAGAGATATTTTGCAACATCAACATATTGTTTGGAATAGCACCTACAATTGCTTCGATTATTCCATAAATAGTAGAAACTGTTGGAGCACCTGAGTAAGAGATGAAGGTAGTTGCAGCACTTGATGCAGTGTTAAAGATGTTATAAAGAACACCCTGACATCCTGCCAAGTAACCTGTGTTACCAGCTGTATCAGCACTGTGAGCATTTGCACCTGTTGGAGCATATGATCCAAGCCAGAAACCAAGGTCAGTTACCTGTGAGGTATACTTACCTAAAAGATTCATAAATGCTTTTTCAAACACTGGAGCATCTTCTACATAAGAACCCTTTTTCATAAGTTCTGAGTACCAAATAGACTCCAGGGAAGAAACACCTTCAAGAACGAATGCGTTCTGAATTTTAAGAGGACAAGCAACCGCTGTCTTTCCAGACAAGATCGGAGTACCACCATCGAAGAATCCTTGGTTTGAAGGGTTGTTAGCTTGAACAATAAATGGATTAATATCCATAATGTTGATCTGCTCAGCATATTTTACACCAGTTATGATATCTACGAATTGAAGAGTTCTAGCTTCAAGGATCGCTTTAGATATAATAGGCTGTGAATACTGCTTCACATAGTTTGTTAAATTACCATAGCTAATTGCCATATTCTTTTATTTTTATTTGTTTATTTTCTAGTTAATTAAGCTCCTACTGAGAATCCTGATCCGAATAAGCTGTCCAAATTCATTTCTGACTTGTTTGAGTTTGCTACTGGAGCATCATTCTTACTAAACTGTTGTGATTTTGGCTTCTCTTTTCTCTCTACAGAGAAAGCATCTTGGTTAGAAGCTGTTTGAGCAGTCCTCTTAGCCTTCTTTTCAGCCTTAAATTTCTCTATTTCGTATCCAACTGATCCTTCTTTATAAAGAGAATCTCCCATTGGGTCGAAATTGAACTGCTTTGCAGCAGGAAGAGCGGACATCTTCTCTACAGTCATACTGGTATCGCTGATCTTTGCTTCAAGAGCTGCTATCCTGTCTACCAAGTTCTGTATAATGCCCTGTAACATATCCATATCAATAGGTGCTTCGTCTTCTGCAGATGCTTCAGACTGTGGTGCTGGTGCTCCCTCAACTGGTGTTGGAGGAGTATCCATCTTTTCATTAGCTTTTTCAGGTGTTGCTGGTGCAATTGCATCAACTACACCGCTTTTAATGCTGATTGTATTGCCATCCTGGGAAGTAACATCTCCATCTGGAGCGTCTGATTCAACACCATCTTTAGAGATGATCTTTACTTCAGAACCTTTAGCAAGAGCTTCGTCTTCAGTTCTAAGGATTGATCCATCTTTTAAAGGACAATCAAAGAATGTAACTTTTTTTGTAAGAGCGAAAAGTTCTTTAAGCTTTTCGGTTATTTTATCTTTTTTGCTTGACATAGTTATCTGCTTATATATATAAATGAGTGTTTTTTTTGTTTTGTAGGTAAAATTCTTTAAATATTTTCGTCATCCAGAAGAAAATCAGCTATATCACTTATGAATTTAAGTTCCTCAGCTGTGAATGTATGAGGTGTTTTTTCATCTTTGAACGTATTAATAAGTGACTTTTTTCCGAATTTAAACATTCCAGATACAGAAAAACCCTTAATTTTACCTGTTTTAATGAAATCGTTCCAGATCGCATCGTCATCAACCTTGATTGTTCCCACCCAGGCACCTACAGGAATATTTTCAAAACCATATTTCTTAACAGGGTTAGAATCTTCATCACGTAGAATCCAGGTGTCAACCAGGTAACATCCATTTGCTATCTCGTTATGCTCAGTATCTATCTGATTATTATAACGTGATTTCATAAACTTATTTCTAGCTCTTTCTATATCATCGGCTGTAAACATCACAAAATATTCTTCTCCACTTTCTTTGTCTACACGATAAATAGGTTTATCAGGAACCATAAAAACACCAGAAATCATTCTTTTCTCAGCGTGTTCCTTATTTAGAGTCTTAAATTTAAACTCTTGTTCCTTTGGTTTTACATCTCCATTAGAAAATGCAAACCAGTCTATTTTAATAGCTGGGTCCTCCACCATAGAAATATAATTTACTTCTGTATCATCATTCTCGTCAATAAGAAGTCTGTAACAGGCTAACTTTTTTGGTTCATTATTATCTTGCATATTTTTGTTGTTTATTTGTTGTTTTTCTTATCTAAATAATTTTGTAATTGAGACTTCTGTATTTTGTACTGTAAAAAGTTAAGCATTGAATACAAATTTTCTCCTGCTACTTCATCCATTCTACTCAAATCTTCTCCTGCCATCTCAAAAAGAGTCTCAAACCAATACCAGGTATCATTAAATTCTTCAGTCTCTGTCTTGATATATTTCTTTGTTGTTTTTACTCCACCATCATCTTCTCTTGATTCTCGTTGTTTTGGATAGAGGATTGGGAAGTCACGTTGGAGACCTTCTTTAAAAGCAAAAAAAAAGTTATAACAGCATAAACCGCAGTCATCGGAAGTTTTTTGCTAAATATCTCTGCTCTGTTTTCCATAGAAGAGTAGTCATATTTTTTAACAGGAAAATCCTTAAAAGTAACCTTCATTTTAAGCATTTTTTTTGCTCTGTATAAAAGATAATCTTTAACCGACATAGGACGCAGGAACATTGCTGTTACCTTATGTGCCACATCCCATATATTAACTCCTCTTGTAATATTCTCTGAGTCAATAAACATTCCTCTTGTCATAAGTTTTGAATCCAAATCAAAAGCATAAGGAACACCATCTAAAACAACACACTGTTCTTTGAAAGAAGAAATTGGTTTTTTAACTATCTCAGATAACAAGTTTGAAATTTTTTCCAACTCATCCTCTGTTAATTTAAGTAGAGTATCCCCTTCTATTCCAGTTAATACCGCAACAAATTGATTCATAAATTCAACTCCATCTGTAATCTTACCAGATGTACGAGCATCTTCTAATGATCTAAGTCCATTAAATTTTTCAAGAGTAAGATCGTCCCAGGTTGTTGGGACTTTATATTTCACTCCATCTATTTTTATTGTTCTCATAATTTTTATTTATAAATATGTGTTTTAAAAGTATTATCTTATCTTGGCTCTTCTCTGAACTGCTGCATCACTATTCTGTTGCTTGGTCATATCAGTACTTACAACAATTGCTTTAATAGGTTGTGGTTTTGTATTTATTCCACCCTTACCAGTAGCTCCTCCTGTTGGCATATTGGTATTTTTATTACCAACTTTTGTTAGAGTAGGAGCAATCATAGACTGAGCGCTTGTTAATGCTCCCAAAGGATTGGCACCACGTGCTCCAGAAGCTCCACCACCCGATGCTCCTCCTGTTTCACTGAACTGTTGTGAAGATATCTTGGCTACGTTGGCTGCAGCAGCTATACCAGCAGCAATTGCGGCTATAGGACCAGCTATCCAACCTATTACAGGGATAGCAGCAGCACTTGTATAGGCATTCATAGCACCTTCTACACCAGTTATGATGGCAGAAGTCAAGGAAAGTGCCTTGTTAATCTTAAATTGCTTCTTAGCAGCAGCCAATTGCTCAGCAGAACCCTTCTTAAGGTTGCTGTTCATTACATCAAATGTGATGTCTGATAACCCCTGAAGGCTTGATTCAAGCTCTGAAGCTATTGCTTTCTCTCCTTCAGCCTCTTGTTTAGCTATTTCCTTCTTCTTCTTGGCTGTTTCTTCAGCATTTTTCTGTAATTTTGCCTGGTATTCAAGGTCAATCTTACTTATATCTTCTCCTTTGGCAATAGCCGCTTCAACAGCTAGAAAATATTCATCTTTTAATTCCTGATCTTTTATCTCCAGAATCTTAAGTGCATCATCTTTAGCCGCAAGTATAGCTAAATCTGTTTTAGCCTGAAGCGTAGCCTTCTCTGTCTCAAGTGATTCTAATTCTTTTTTCTTTTCGTACTCTCTCTTTTCTTTATCGTACTTGTCTTTAGCTTCCTTTTCAAGAATTGCTACTTCACCAAGTCTTTTCTTTTCTAAAGCAAGAGAAAACTTATCAAAGTCAGCTTGTTTTATCTTATTATTATCCAATAAGTCTTGAAGAGCAGCTGAATCATTATCATATGCATCTTGAACTGCTTGTTTCTTTTTATCAAGCTCTGTTAAAACTCCTTTAGAAACTTCCTGTTCACCTTTAAGTTCCTTTTTATTGAGGTCTTTAATGGTTTTTGCATACTCTTTTGCTTCTTTTGCTTTTTCAGCTGCAGCCGCTTTCTCAGCAGCTCTAATTTCTCTTTCTGTTCCTAAAAGTGCTTTTGTCAGAGTTTTTCCGCTCTTAGCACGTTCAATATCTACTTCAGTAGATTTATCATCTACTTCCTGAAGTTGTTTTAATTGTTCTTTATTAAGCTTTCCACTAGCCTTTCTCCAATCAAGTTCAAGGTGTGTTGCTTCTTTTCTCTGATCTGCAAGTTTCTTTTCCTCAGCAAATAATTCTTCGTCTAATGACAGTGCTTCCTTAGCAAATTTCTTTCTTTCAGAGGCAGAGAAATTGTCTTTGTCCGCCATATCCTCTCTGAGCTTGGCAATCTTTGCTTCAAGTTCAAGTTTCTTTCCACTGAATTCTCTCTCTTCTTTTTCTGCCTTAGCCCTCATATCAGCTACCTTAGCAGCTCTATCAGCAGCAACCTTAACATCTTCACCCCACTTCTTTGCAGCAGCTGCAGCAGCCTCTATTCTATCTGTAACGTGATCTACACCAAGAGATACTTTAGCCAGGGAATCTGTGGCTATTTTACCTGCTTCTTTAAAGTTACCGTGGAAGAGTTCAGATACAGCTTTACCCAAATTAGGAATTAATTCAAGAAGACCCTCAAATCTATTGATTACGTTTTGCTTAATTAATTCAGCAAATTTCTTTATGTACTCAACTGGATGTTCGAATGCATCAATAATGATATCACCTATTTGTGCAAATACATCTATTACCTTCTGTACAACAGAACCGATGACAGACATAATTTTAGCAAATTTGTTCTGTCCTTCTTCTGATGATTCAAATGCGGCTTTAACCGATCCTATAGCAACTGCAAGAGCACCTAGAACAAGACCAATAGGAGTTGCCATAAAAGCAAGTGCTGCTTTAGTAGCTGATCCTATGCCTTCAGCAAGACCAATAGCACCCTCAGCAACCTCACCGAAAACACCAGGCAATTTTTTTCCACTACCAGCAAGTCCCTCTAGGGATTCTTTGGTGGAATCAATGCTATCTTTTCCAGTAACATTTACATTTACGTCTACATCTATTTTTTTCTTCTCATCCATATTATTTAGAATATCATTGTTAGTCTTTCTTGTTTAATTCTTTCACGTTCTCTTTTTTTATATATGATATTCATTCTCTTCCCATTTTCTATTACGTGAGCAGGTCTAATATATTTCTTTTTATGTTCTTTGTATGCTTTTATTCTTTCTTCTTCTGTATGATATTTTTTCTTTCTACCATTTCCTCCTTCTCCACCAATAACCATATTAACTAAACTTCCAGTACCAAGGTCTTTTCTTCCTAATTTATTTATATAAAATATTTCTCTTTCTTTAGCCTCTTCATTAGTTAATCCTGTTTCAATTAAATTAACTATTAAACCATACTTATTAACAGTATTATTCCAGTATTTATTTCTACCTTGTTTAGAATAAGCTCTTTTGTCTTTTCCTTTTCCTTTTCCAACATAAAAAACTTCATTTTTAAGAGGATTAATGTGAAAATATATGTAGTAAATCTTTTCGTCAGCCATTGTTGTTGTTATTGTACGCTATATAAATAGTTATTTTTATTAATTAAGCTGGATTTAATACCCACCAGTTAAAAGTACCTGTATCTAAACCATTAGAACTTGATACTGTAAATGAACCACCAAAATTATTTACAACAAGAAATCCCTGATTTATACCACCAGAAAGTCTTTGGCAAAAAACTAATGAATTGACAGTTGCAACATTTGTTGTAATAGTTAATGATCCAGCTACCAAAACTCCTTGACCAGCACTTGGATTATGTCCACTTGTTACAACACCAAAATTTTGTGCAATAGCTGTATCATTTAAAGAAGATGTAATTCCTGTACCAGCCAATATGGAGGAATGTGATCCAGAAATTGTATTTCCACTTCCTCCTAAAATTGCACTACCCTTACAGTTATTTATATTGTTGTTCTGTCCATTTAATATTGTTGAGAACTGACCTAAATTTAATGTGTTTGCATATCCATTTAATACGCTACTGTGAAACGATATTGTTGCTACACCAGGTGTTATTTGATTATTAACTCCTGTTCCTATAAAAGAATGATGTGTATAAACAGAAGATATTTTATTATTATATCCATTTCCAATTATAGAATAGTTATCTAAAACAACATTCTTTTTACCATTTAATATAGAGTTAAAACTACCAGCAGCCCAATTACTATTTCCATTTAATACTGAAGCTCCTACAGAACCAGATACTGTTGTTGCAGAATTATAACTACCAGTACCAACAAAACAACTTGGTTCGCTAATATTATTTCTACCATTAACAATTACTCCATATCCACTTCCATTACCTGGTCGTATATAGTTTTTATATCCTCCTCCTATAAAAGAAAAATAACTTGATGCCAAGTTTAAATTTCCATTTAAAACTGAAGCATAAGAATAAGTGGTAGCACTATTACCATTTCCATTACCTATAAATCCGTATTTACTCATTAGTTTATTTTGTTATTTTTTCCACCAAGTATATTTCCATATGCTGTTCCAACATAGTTTTGAAGAGTATTATTTACAAAAATAACTGAATGAGCTCCTGTTGAACTAGACCAAAGAGTTGATCCAGTTAATTGAGTTACATTTATTGTTGCTATTGTACCTCCTGATGTATTTGCAAAAACAAGGTTCTGTGGTATTACCAAAGAATTAGATGTGGTTGCTGTTACATTTGATACACCTATAAGAGATACATTTGATGCTCCATTTATTGTATTATTACTTCCTCCTATAATAGAATTACCTTGTACTCCTCCACCAATTGAATTTTGATTTCCAATTACAAAAGAATTATTAGAGTTAATTCCAATATTATTTCCTTGTCCAACAACAATTGATCTCTGAGCTAATGTAGCATTTGATCCAAGTACAAGAGAGTTGGTTTTTATTCCAGCAGAAACTGCTGAACCAATACCTATAGAAATATTGTTTGAGTTACTTGCTTTAGGAACGTATTTATTGCTTATTTTAATAAGTTCTACACGTGATGGTTCATTAGAAGTACACGTATAATCAATCTTATTCACGTGGAAGTATTCTCCTCCACCATCAGTAATATGTTCTATGTAAATAGAATCATTCCAGGCAAATTGTTGTATATCTGCAGGTGTAAGATATAAGAAACAAGTTATTAACTTGCTGTTTTTATCACTTATATCACTCAGATACTTATCCCAATACAATCCTTCTAAGTTATTTGAAGTAACTGTGCTCGCTGTATAATATAGGAAGTTTGGTGCTCCAAAAGATATATCACTTGTTGAATTAAGTGGATCATCAAACATTCCAACGTATGGAAGTGTTGTTTGAATCACATTATTGAAGTCCCAATAGTCATATGGTTGCAAAGAAATTACATTATTCTTGCTCTTTTGAACAATTCTGATATTACTTGCGGTATAACCAGCTGCGTTACTTGGGTCTAATTTTTCAATTATAGGAATTATAAAAGTACTCTGACTTGCAGCATAACCTTGTACCAATCCAACAGGTGTTGGACTAAATATTGTAGAAATTACTTGTTCGTCCTTATTAAAATCATTATTTATTTCAAAAATATAGTCACCATATGTTCTATTTGTAACAGTTTGGTAATTATTATTGTAATAATCCTGATCTGTTTTGTGAGTAAGAGTTATTTTTCTAGGATTTAATTCAGAAATCAAACTTTGTTGAATTGACTGACTTAAATCTAATTTATTTGTCCAATTTTTTGTTGCTCCTGATGCATAAAATACATCTCTTGTTTCAAGAATTATGTTTTTAGGATTATTTACATCCTGAATAACGAAACAATTATACATTGTAAGAAGTGAATTTACAAAATCTAATTGCTTAATTTTCTGAGGAATAAAAATATCGTAATCAACCAACTGTCCAGGTACAAGTTCAGAAGTCACATTATTAAACCAATAAGAAGAACCACTTAATTGAAAAACAGCGTGTCCAGGACCAATAGAACCACCTCCACCAGGAGCATAATTAGTTACAACTTTAACATTAGCCCAAAAGGTTTCACCTGGTTTAGCAGGATAGTTTCTTGTAGATAATGGATTGTCACAATTTGTTCCAAATAAAAGAGTTTGAACCTTATTTGCTTGAGGTGCAGGTGGTACTGTACACTGGTCAAAATAAGCAGTACCACCTGCATAAGTACTTCTATAAAAATTAACACTTATAGATGTAACATCTATAGCTGGTCCATAATTACCAATATCATTATTAAAATCCATCTTAAGACCAAAAGTGGTATTAAAAGCTGTATCTGCAGAAAATTTAAAAGTTGATGAGCTATATAAACCTAAGGGATTTAATACAGCAGAACTAGCACTAAATGAAAATTCTGGTGGCTCATTAGCATTATCATTTGTGTTTAAATAATTAGATAGTATGCTTGTATTTCCAGTAAGTTGAGCAATAAATGTTCTTCCAGTACAGAAAGATATGCTTTCGTTAAGTGCAAGTGATCCATTAAAAGGAATCATTGTACGAGCAAAATCAGGACCATTAAAAATAGAAGATGAATATGTAAATCCAGTTGAGTGGAAAATATTATCTAATATTGTCTTTGCATATGTAGCTGGAAAGAACTGACTTACCTGTGCAACGTTTGAAATACCATTTACTCCATTAAAATCATTATAGTTAAATCCATATCCATAGTCAATCAAAGGATAATAATATCCTTTAGTAGTAGATGTCCAGGAATCAGTTATTGCCGAGTAAACATAATAGTGATTAAGAGCACTAAAACTCAAATCTGTTAAATAATTGTCACTTAGAGCTGTTACAAAAGAAGAAGTATCTCCTAAAAGTAATATCTGGTATTGAATATTTTGCTGGTCATCAACAAATATATCTGTAAGCTGAAGATTACCAGTTAAAACTGGAATGCTATCAACCATTAAAAAAGAAGGAGTCTTCTTTCTAGCATCGAATGTAGAATCACTAGTTATATTAAATATCTGAGTGAATAACTGATTATTGTTTGAAGACCCTGGGACAAGGAATTGTTGACTGACTGATGTAGATAATGCGCTGATATCTCTAATGTCGTTAAAAGCCATAGAAATGGTTATAGGCTCATCTCCGTGAAGATCAATCTGACCTCCTTGAGTACCATTACCACCACTTAAAAATAATTCTATTTTAGCTTGACTCATTAGTTTCTCTTTGTATTTACTGGATTTGCATATGTATAATTAAACTCATACTTCAATAATCCATCATTAATTTGTTTCAACTCTTCCTTATCATTATCATCTATAATAACTGGCAGAATTGTTCCATCAGGAAGTTGTTCATAAACTTCGGTTGAGTTCATAAGAGAAGTTGATAGCCAAATACTGGTTGCATCATTTACATAATTAGCATTAACTAACACGCTCTCTTGAGAGTTCATATCAATTACAGTTGTTCCTCTATCTCCAATAACATAATTATATGCCAGGGGTTTCTTAAAAGTTGAACGATTTGTTGTAATAGATTTTCTACTTATTAGATTAAAATTAAAATAATCCCATCCACCCAATTCATTTAACCACTGAAGTCTAACTGTTTGATATTTAGTACACGTATCTAACGTATAAGTTTGTAATTTGCTAACAGGTGTAAGCTCATTATACCAACACTGTACTGTATAGTATAAGTCAGTATTAAAATTAAACAAAGTTGACGTTACAAATGGAGTAACAAACATAGCTGGTGGAACATTATTTATATTCCAAGGACCAACTCCAAAGTGATTAATTATATTTTGTGGAGCAGTAGTAGAAGAAAATGCATTATTACCTATCTGATAAAAAATTGATCCTCCTGATTTCTGATACACAAAAATCTCTACATATTGAGTATTACTGATTGTAGCAGACAAATCATTATTGGTAAAAGTTAAACTAGCTCTATCCGTAGGATTTCTGAAATAAACATTATTTGGTTGATTTGTTAAAAAGTTTGATGTGGCTGCAGACAAAACATAATCTGTGTATTTAAAAACAGATGGTGATAAAATAGTATAAGGAACAACAGCATTCCAAGTAAGTCCACTTGATTGTTTTAGATTAGGATAAGTAGTTGTTCCAGTTGCTGTAGCACCATACTCTTCTCCAAAAGACAAAGTATAATTTAATATTTCATTTGATGTTGGTATACCTCCAATAGCAGAATATGCATTGATATCATATGAAATAAAAGATTCTAAAACACGAGCAGGAGATACAATACAATTAGCTGAACCTCCTGGACGTGGAAGAATTCTTAGTCTTGAAACATAAGTACTTGCAGTTGATCCAGTAAAAATATCAACAACAAATCTAAAATTAGGTTGTGATGAGTTTGAACTAGTAATATTCCAATAAAATGGATTATACACTGGTTGATATAAACTTGGACTTGAAACTATAGTTATTGCCATTTGTTTTATTCAAATATATCTGTTAATTGATCTAAGATGTCTTTTCCTATGTTGTCATCTATTATTTTAATCAATTCTTTTTCTTTTTTTTCTAAAAACCTTTTTAAGAAGTTTCCGTTGTCAAGATATTTAATATAATCATCTGCCTGTATTGTTATCTGAGGACCTTTTTGTCCATCTTTAACCTTTATATGAATACTTTTTATCAAAGCACCCTTTCCTTCGTGTCCAGCGTGAACAATATCTTCTTTCAAATCTTTCATCCACTTACTTTCCAATTCTTTTACCTTTGATTCTATGTTCTTCCACTCACTCATAAATAGATTGGTTTTAATTATTAAATTCCATTATAAATTGAGTTAACAAGTGTCTGAGCACTTGTTATAATTGACTGTTGAACCGAATAAACAGAGTCTGTTGGTCCAAAAACAATACTAATATTTTGTTTTTGATAAAATCCAAAGGTGTCTCCGCTAATTCCAATAGTTACAATTGCTGATTGATTAAAAGTTCCATCAGGATTTGTTCCTGGTGCTCCTTGATAACTTATGTCTGTTAAGATGTAATACATATTTTTTTTGTTTTTATGGTAAAGATGCTGAAATTATAAGCCAATTAAATCCTGTGCTTTGTATTATGCACGTAGAAAACCCTCTTGCTGGTCCTCCTCGTGCTTGTATTGTTTGAGTTGTTAATCCATTTATTGTTTGTAAATTTGTTGCACTTAATGTTATTGATCCACTTCCTGTATTACAAATTGTATAAGTCCTACCAGGTATTGTAAAAATTGTCGTTGCATCTGGTAATGTTACTGTAAATGTATTTGCACTACACTCTATTGTATAATCAATATTTGTTAGTGTATAATTTGAGCTAATAACCTTATAGCTAACTAAAGCTGGTAGAGGTTTACCCATTATAATGCTCATACATTATGTTATTTGCTGAACCACAAATGTTGATCCAGTTAAGATTATGCTCGTTCCATTAGATGCGTTTTGTCCAAATACTGGTACTATTACTCCTCCAGTTACCATAGTCATAAATCCTTCAATCTTACACCATCCAGTTGTTGTACCAGCTTGACCAACTGATCCTCCTAATGTTGTTTGTCTTGATGTAATTGTATTTAAATTACTTGTATTATCAAGCATAGTTACTTGATAAATAATTGATGTTGCACTTGTTGCACCACTTCCTTGTATTGCAAATTTAGAACCGCCTACAGCATCAGCAGTTACGTGTAAGTTAGCTGTGAACATATAGTTTTTACCAGAAACTGTGTGAGCTGATAAACTTGTAATTGCAGACAATGTTGTATCAGTTGTCTTATTAAAATTTGTAAGAACTCTTGTTTGTTGTATCTGTGGAAGTTCTTGAATAACCAAACCATTAGATGAATAGTTTAATCTATCTCCATTATTCCATAAGTCTCCAGAATTCTGGACTCCAGGATTTGTTGAACCACTTCTTATTCTTAAAGAAGCTCTATTAGCTGTTGGAGCAGCCAAATCTAAAAGGGCAGTTGCTCTACCAAACACACAACCAGCTGAATCTATTTGAACTCTTGGAGTTGCATCACCTGCAAATCCAGAGTTGTCCAAGATCATACCCTGAACTGTAAGTGCTGCAAATATCAGTCCTATTGAACTATCTGCGTCAATATAAGATTGTTTAGCTGAAAGTACTGGACCTCCAAGAGTTATTTTTTTACCAGCATTACCAAGAGATACATAACAATTTGTTGTTACAGCTTGTGATCCACCTACAAAAGATATATACGGATAAGATGCATTTAAAGAATCTCCAGACAAAAGTATATTTGGAGTTCCTCCACCACCAGGACCTAATCCTGTAGTATTAACAACTGTAAGAGCAGACATTAAAGTTCCACCAGTTATATTCATCTGGTATCCCTGAAGTTCCTGGTTACCATTAGAAATAGTAGATGCTGTTACTGCAGCTAGTTTTGTATTGCCAGTTGTTTGAAAACCTGTTTGAGAAGTAATGAAAGTTCCATCATTCCATATATCTCCGTTATTAGGATTGGCAACTGTCTGTCCACTTCTAATTCTAAGTGCTGCGTTAATTACGTTTGATCCTTGTACATCAAGTTCAGCAGTTGGAGTTGTTCCAATACCTACCATAGTTGTACCACTTGGTAAAAAGCTAAATGTACCGTTAGAAGTAAATGTGTGAATTACATTTCCACCGAAGTAAGAAATTGTTCCACCAGTACCCATACCAGTTCCTACTGGATAAGATATAATAACAGTACCTGATCCTCCTGATCCAGCTGCAGTTACTGCATAAGCACCACCACCACCACCACCAAATCCATTTGTACCATTACCACCATTTCCTGGACCAACACCAAGACCACCATTAGCACCAAAACCTCCACCACCAGAACCACCTGCTAATGTAACAGAAGTTGATCCACCACCTCCACCACCTGCATATCTTGTATTAGTTATAGACCAATTAAATCCAGTTCCTCCAGTACCACCAACAAGTGATGATTGAGCATTCTGTCCCACCTGTGATCCACCACCACCACCTGCACCACCAACCCAAGCTCCATTTGAAGTACCTCCACTAAATCCTTGTCCAGAAACTCTAGCTCCACCAGCAGCTGTTAATCCACCACCAGCTCCACCACCAGAACCTCCACTTAAACCTGCAGCATTAATAGCTCCGTTACCATTACCACCACCTCCACCACCAATTGCATTAACACCAAGGAATGTAGAAGTAAATCCACTTCCAGCCAATCCAGATGTTGCTGTTGTTCCTCCAGTTCCACCAGCTCCTACCACAATAGAATATGATGCAGCAGATAAAATAGTTGAACCTGTAATCCAGGCTCCACCACCTCCACCTCCACCACCTGATTGTGATGCTGTAGAAGAACCACCACCACCACCACCACCTACAATTAAGTAGCTAATAGAAGTACCTGTTGGATTAGCTGTAGGTTTTTGTATTGTAACAGCTGTATTACCAGATATTTTAAAGTTAATTGAGTTATAGTCCAGTGTTCCAATATTCATCGTATTACCCAGGAAATTTCCATTTTGAAGTATTGCTACACCAGGATATACAGACCAACTTGTTCCGTTAAATAAATATGTTAACAGAGTCGAAGTAATGAATATTGTATTATTAGTTGCTGCAGTTACAAATGTCCAAGTTGTGCCTGATACATATGTTGCCTCGTTATTGCTATTTGCAGACCAAGCTCCTGTTCCAGCTGAACAAACTAAGTATGTATCACCAACAGTATTTGCAGTTGGAGGAGTACAAAGAATAGATATAGCTGGTGCCAATTCAGTTGCACCAGATGAAAGAGTTGATGGAGCTGCCCAATATCCATCTCCTGAGTTATTAGAAGATGTAAATATATATCCTGTAGCTGCACTTGGAACAAATCTTATTCCAGATGTAAATACAGAAGTTGTTGCGGTCAAAGTGCTTGCACTAAGTGATGAAGCAGTTGTTGCAGAAAGAGTTGTATTACCAGTAACTGCTAAATTATTAAGTGTAGCAGCAGATATATTAATACTTGTAAGTAATGTTGTTCCTCCAGTATATGTATTTAATCCGTTTGAATTAAACATCTGTTGTCCTGTTGTAAGGAATATTTGAGATAGAGGAGTGCTACCTGAATATAATGTACCACCAGATATTGTAGTAGCTGATACAGAAGTAAATATAGGAGTTGTTGTAATTCCTATTGTAGGATTACTTGCAGTTCCTCCAGTTGTAATATTTCCAGATGATCCAACTGATTGTACATATGTAGATGCAGTAGAAAGGAATACAGAAGATAATGGTGTTTTACCACTATAGAATGTACCTCCACTTATTGTTCCTGCTGATAATGTAACCGCAGTTGTATTATTAAATGTGCTAGTTCCACTTGCGGTTATGTTATTAACACTTGGAGAAGCAGCCAAAGAAATAATTGGAACTCCTTGGGTTCCACCAGTTACTATATTTGATCCTGCTTGTACAGCTGTTGATACAAAAGTTGTAGCAGTTGAAAGGAATATTTGATTTAAATTAACTGAACCAGAATAAATATTTGCTCCAGATAATGAAATAGCACTTAGTGAAGTAAGAGTTGCTGCACTAATGTTAATTGTAGGTAAAGTAGCAGTTCCACCTGTATATGTATTCAATCCATTCTGTATTGCTACAGATGTAAATGTATTTGCAGTACTTAAGAATATCTGAGATAATGGAGTTGAACCAGAATAAAAGGTTCCACCACTTATATTTGATGTAGCAAGAAGATTTGGAGAAAGCCAAGTATCATTTGCAGTAAGAGTCTGGTTACTTCCAGCTCCAATACCACTTCTTGCACCTGTTATAACGTTGCTTGTTCCATTTAATACAGTTGAAAACTGTCCAGATACATTATTTGTCTTTCCTCCAACTACAATTGAGTAAACAGAAGATGCTGAGTTAGAAAAACCACCTCCAATAAAGTTCTTTGAACCTATACTGTAGTTTTTATAACCACCAACAACTGATGAATAAGGTCCAGATACAAAGTTTTTAAGACCAGAACCAATAAATGTATGATTTGTTACTGCTGAATTGCTTGCACCAGCCAAAATTCCAGAACGATTACCACTTGACAGGTTATAAAAACCAGCACCAACAATAGAATATGGACCAGATGCTCTATTATATCCTCCACCTATAATTACAGAACCAGCTGCTGAAGAAATATTATGTTGTCCACCAATAACAATTGAGTAATTTGTTGTAGCAGAATTAGATTTTCCTCCTCCTATAAATCCTAAAACTCCTTTATTATAATTACTTGCACCACCAACAATAACAGAATAATTTGCATTTATTTTATTTGATCCACCACCAACAATTATAGATGATGAACCATATGAATTATTTATGTATCCACCAAGTATTGATGAATAACTACCAGTTACAATATTTTGACTACCACCTACTATTGATGAATATTGAGTTCCATAAGAAACAATATTTCTAGTACCACTTCCTATAAATGATCCTAATCCAGATGTTAAGTTGTTTGTTCCTCCAACAACTATTGAATAAGTTGTTGTGGCAGAATTAAGTTTTCCTCCAACAACTAATCCATAATTACCATTAGTATAATTGGATTTACCTCCACCTATAAATGAAGAGTAACCTAAATTACTATTTTTATATCCACCAGCTATTGTACTGAATAAACCAGAAAGTAAATTACCATATCCACCTCCAATTACAGAATATATAGTTGTTGCTGTGTTTATTCTTCCACCTGATATTACAGAACTATTACCATTAATATCTATGAAGTTCTTATATCCACCTCCAATTACGGAATAATTTGCTAATGTTCTATTTCCTTGTCCTGCTACAATTGAAAATCTATTTGCTGAAACATTTCCAGTTCCATTATTTGCTATTATAGAACCAAATCCTGTGGATGCAGACCACAGATTAGAGCTTGATCCACCTGAGAATATCTGTGAGAATGGAGTTGATCCTGAATAAAATGAACTACCTGATATCGTAGTTGCCGATATATAAGAAAGTGTTGCCGCACTTATATTTACAGTAGGAAGTAATATTGTTCCTCCTGTATATGTATTTAATCCAGGCTGAACCTGTGTTGTTGCACTTGATATCTGTGCCTCTATACTAGAGAATATAAGATTAAGATTCGTTCCACCAGAGAAGTAATTATCAAAATAAGCACTTGTTCCAGTTAATGGACCAGTTAATTGTCCTCCAGCAAGTGGAAGATATCCTACTGACGCTACATTGAAATAACCTGGACCTGCATTAAACGTAACCCCACTTGGATAAAGACCAGGAATAGAACATACATCTGCAAGCCAATCAAGCTGCAGTTCCAAGTCTAATATATATCCAGTTACTTCATCATCAAATTCATCTGTAATAGGAGTTAATGTGCTCTCATCACTTGGAAATATATCATAAAAAAAGTCTTTGAATATGAATGCTTTAATCTCTTGAGCACTTCTCAAGCAGTCAGAATAAACATCTAATTGGTTTGTGTTATCTTTCTCAACCAGATCAAGAAAATAAATCTTATGTCTTAATACAATAGAATCTCTTCTCAATAGAGAAGGCTCAGGACTTACCCACATAAGTGGATACACAAGTTTGGTCTTGTTAGATAGCTCGTAAGTTGTATTACCAGTTATATTTTTGGTAGCAAAGTACGGACCAAACGATACTTCATCAATTGGACCATATCCAAATGTGTTAATACGTTGATCTCTAGCACCAAGACTAGCGAAATACTGAATTATTTGATTAAGAGATAATTGATTAACTGCCATCGAACTGGTTCTTTATTATAAATGTTCTGTTTTTTGTTTTATGAAACGGTATGAAGATAAATATCTAGCAATATTTTAATGATAGAATAGAAACTCCTCATCATTTTCTCCATTAAACTGTCCTCTTCCTTCCTCAGCCAAGCCCCCAAATACTCCTTTGTGCGAACCTGGTTTAGATTTTGGTCCCACAGTATCACTGAAGATTTTAAATCCACCAGAGAGCTTATTATCAAGATACAAATTCCAAGCAAAGCAAAGTGACATTACAATATCATCGTGACCATAACCTGCCTTATACCTTATCTTGCCTGTTGGTGTCATTTCAAAGATAAATGCCTCTAATTGAGCCTTAATATCATCATTATCAAATAGTCTTATCTCTTTTCCAGAGAAAGCAGCTATAAGTCGATTCACTATTTCTTCCTTAGATTGGTTTGTTGTGGTGAATCCATCTATATTCTTGTATTCTTTTCGTAAATAATCAAAAATAGTGAGACCCTGACCGTTGGTTTCTATGTTTGTCTTTATGGGATTCCATTTTCTAAGTATAGAAAGTATACGTTTAACTACCTCAGGACTAGGAATGTCTGTAAATCTATCCATAAATGCCAGTTTACCATCTGAATCTATGATGCTTATCACAGTTTCATCAGTCTTTAACCCTACGTCTATACCACAATAGTACTTCTTTCCGAGCTCAGGAGCCGTAGGCGGGATGGTAATGGAGCATAATTCGTGTATATTTTTAAAAACTTCAGCACCGTCCACGAACTCCGCCAGGTATTCCTGACGGAAAATGGCTTCTGGAGCTCTCTCTTTTGCTATAGCTATCTGCTCAGGCTGTGCTGCAGGGTTATCTGTGGATAAGAACCTAAAGCTCTTATAGTCCTTATTCTTAGCATCTTGACCAAGACCATAGAACTTGAATAACCAATTCTTACCTTTTGGTGTCGAACAGATAAGGCACTTCTTACCCGCTACGTTAAGCGCTGGAAGGAGATCACTCTCCACCTTAGCCCCATTAAGGAAGGCAGCTTCGTCTAAAATTAGAAAGTTGATTGGTGTACCTCTTAAGCTATTGCTATTACCAGATTTAAACTCTAGTATCGTACCATTCTTAAATATGATCTCAATGCTTCCAGAGCTTGCCTTCTTACTCTTGATAAGTCCAGCAGGCTGCATAGCCACCACGATGTCTCTCCACACTCCTCTGCACTGCCCCTCAGATGGCATAACATACCATATTCTGGAGCCTGGATACATTAGAGCCCAATAGATTGTCTGATGCTTAGCTGTGGTTGATTTACCACCCTGACGACCTGCCACAACGACAGTATACATATTAAGACTATCTAATGAGCAGCTCTTGAGCACTTGCTTCTGCTTCTCGTGTGGTTCGGGATATAGGCTTATCTTCATAGTTACTTTCGTTTCTTATATGATATTACGTATAAGAGTGTACTATATATGATACACAATATAAGAAACATCATATATGTTATTCATTAGAGTTATCAGTGTCTTCGAAGTCAACATCGGTAATTATATTAGTAGAATCAGAAGCTTCAATAGCATTCTTATCATTGAAAGCATATCCACCAAAGTCTATCTTTATCTCTCCAGTTGACTGTACATTCACCATCGGGTTAGCCTGGAGAAGTCCACCCAGCCTGCAAAGCAGCTCTAATCCCTTAATCATAGCAAACTTCTCTCCTTCAGCCTCACAATTTTCTATAAGTTTAAAAAGCTTAGGAACAACGTAGTCTAACTTGATTTCGTAGCGTTTTGCTATTTCTGACTTTTTGACAGCGAGATAAGCGGCAGCACTAGGCTTACTTAACACCCTTGATCCTTCTACACCTGCACTTTCTCTTGTAACATCCTTGTATACAGATAAATAGCTTTCTGTAGCATTCATACCATTAGCCAGATAGTGATCTATGAATGCCATATTCTTCTCGGTCAATCTATCTACTTTGGTCTTTTTTTCAGGCAAATTATCCATAATTACTTAACTAAAAAGGTTTTACAATCCGTATTTTCTCTTATATCCTGTATATTGATTTTATCATCATCATAAAACTTTGTCAGTCTCATTCTATCGACCACAGGTGATTTATTCTGGTTATCAGTAAAAAACACATTCTCTGACTTAATTCCAAGTTCTTTAGCCATATCCAATACAGGTTGTCCATCATCTACTGATCTCTTAGTGATTATACATACAAATACGCCTGATGATACCAAGTGAGACGCATATATCTGATATAGCTTACTATTTGACAATACACCATCAAAATCGAATCCTACTCTCTTAGGATAATCTTGTCTATAATGTCTTTCTGTTGTTTTACTTTCCATTAGAAT